GCGATGTTTCCGCACTACCAGAAAATCTCAATAGTAATCCATAATTATTATTCGTACCACTAAACCATTTTTTAGTAATCGTTGTAATATCCATATTGATATCAGGAGATTCTGCTGAAAAAGATTGTGTTACTTCATCACCAGCTATGTAACTTCCACCAGCAGTTGCCCAAGTATTTTGTACTGAGGCTTTGTTCTGTCTATACTTCCAACTAACACCATCAGTAGTTTTTGGTCTATCTGATTCTTTACCTACACCCTCATCCCAAGACTCACTTACTGGATAAGCAGCAATTGTATAAGTTTCACTTAGTCCACTTGTTCCTTGTGTCTCCCAAAGTCTCAAATTAGTTTTATATGAACCCTTATATATTTCCGATGAACTTATAAAAGTTTCTATTTCATCAGCATCAAATTGAAGTAATACTCTCGTAGGATAATGAAATTCTCTATTAAAAAATATTTTCTTTAATTCAAGTACTTCATCTTGTCCAACATTTTTATCAGTAAAATCTTCTCCTGTAATTGAATTTGAACCACTATTGATTGTAGCATCTTTGGTCGTGAAAAAAAATCTATGCATTATATCACCTTCCCATAAATGTCCCTATTGGGATTTCTTAATTCAAATACACACGGAGTTATTGATGGTTTTATAATTCCATTTTCATTTGCTTCATTAAAATTATATTGAAATCCATATGATGAATCGTTATCAGTATAAGCCGTACCATCTGCCTGATAATAATATAATTGTCTACCTATACCATCGGTAGAACCATCGTCTTGAAACACTTCTAATTGTTTTATACCAATCACACCATCAAGTCCTAATATATGATATTGTAAATCATTTAAATTAATTGATTGTCTGAATTGCATCTTTTCTATCTTAAAAAATTCTTTTATAGTTTCAATAACTTCAACTTTGATATCCGATGGATTAAATCTTCTATCAGCATTAACTATAAATTTAACTCCGAAGTTAACAAAGTATCCAGAAAATATAGTACCATTTAATTCAAATCCAAAATCTAAAGCATCATTTATCATTCTATACTGATTTAAATAATGCATTATATTCTGTAATACCAATGTGGGTGTTTGAACTATTTGTTTGTTTTGATTATAAGAAAGTGTACTTACAAATAATCCACCTTGATCATCAATTCGTTCTACATAACATTTAGCAATATTACCAAATTTTGCCGGAAGATTTAATATTCTCGCTTGATAATCTTCTCGTGTAACACATCTTAATTGTGAAGCAAAAAACGCATTAGCATTATTACGAATCTCATCCACAGTTTGACCATCAGTTCCACCTGTTGCTGGATCATCATTTGTAACTAAAACATCTTCAGTTGAATTTAATACATTAGTTAATTCACCAACTTGTGCATTTGAATTAGCACCACCACCTACTCTATACCTTATAGTTAATACCGTATTAGATGGAGTTTCACCTAAGTTTATATTATTAGTTGATATTAAATTATTAAGAGTAGCATTTATTGATTCTACAGATTGCCCGTTTAATGTTAAACCAGCTTGTTCTAATGTTGAGAATATACTTGTACCTGATGAACCAGTTACATTAAACTTATACAACCCATTACCAAACATTAATTTGGTAGTGTTAGTATCTGTATCAAATTTCTCTACGAATTTTTTATTTGTATTTATATAATCCAATGTATATGGAATTGATACTTGAGAAAGACCTGAATCAGCATCACCTTGGTCATAAGCAGTATCCCTTGTTCCATCATTATTATAATGAGTTTCTTTTAATATTTTTTCTTGTGCTAAGTAATCTACTTCATACCATTTATGCCCAGCACTATCTGTACAATCTATTATTTCTATTACATTAGATTCACCTAAGTCTAATTCTAAAAATTTAGTTGGACTTGTTATTGTAAATGATTTTGTTTTAGTTTCACCTGATACGGCTCTTACATATCTTGTTAAGGTATAACCATTTGCTAAACCATTCTCATCTAATGTAGGTGCACTAATTGGTGGAACATCAGGAGATCCTGATATACTAAAATCTATTTCACCTGTAGTTTCAAATATCAATTCGGAATCAACATTGGATGATATCTGTAATCCATTTGGGATAATTGGTAAATTTTGCAAATTAGGATCTTTATCATCACCTACTACACCTACATCATGAGTGACTTTTAATCTAACTATTGATGGTGTTCTGTTTGGTGTTTTATATCCAAGAAATTCAGCTAATCTTCGTACATTTCTTTTTTCAGTTGCAGTTGCCAATACATTTTCTTTATAATTGTAATCAATATAATAACTTAGTACATCACCTACATAACTACTTAATTCAATTAACATCATACCAGGAGATGTCTCATTAAAGTCTTTATATGTATCAGGAAAATAAGACTTAGTATATTCAATCAAATCAGCTTTAATTGTAGTAAAATCTTTACTCGTATAGTTTATATTACTCGGTATATATTTCTGTTTGTCTGAATATGCCATACTTTTACTCCAAAACAATTCCTACTGATTCCAAGGATTCAGGTGCCTTTGTCAATGCAAATGTTATATCAATTTTTATTTTATTTCTATCTTGATTCTCAGAATCAATATCTATGTCTATCTGTTTTAAATCAACAAAAGGCAACCAAGTTTGAAACACATCAACAATATTATTTTCTATTTCTACTTGAGTATTCTCGTTCATTTGTTCAAATACAAATTTTCTTAATCCCATACCCAATCGTGGTTGAAAAACTCTTTCACCTTGTTGAGTTTGTAATAATAATTTTATATTATTTTTTATAGACTCAATCGTAGTCTTAGTCGTTTTAAAGTATCCATCTTCATTAGGTACTCTCGCAAATGGAAAATCAATACCAACACTTATACGAGTGTCTTTATCTTCAACAAATTGTTTTGTTCTATTATTTAGTATTGCCATTTTAGGTTAATTCTGTTGTCGTTAATAATTTTACTTTTGATTTTCTTACTGCTGATTTAACTCTACCATCATTAATTTTATTTATTGTATCACTTATTTGTGCGATATTTTTTATCGATTTCCCATTCTGACCAGCAGCTGATAATGGTGCCAAAGTAGCAGAAGCGGGTAATAATCCACCACCAGGAGAAGGTGGACCTACAACCGAACCACCACCTACTTGAGTTTTAATAGTTGTAGCTGGAAAATGTATAGGTGCTTCCATTTCAGTAATATTAAATGTTTGAGCTTGAATCCATTTAACTATAGCATCTCGTAAGTCATTAGCCAAAACATCTACTTTTTTTTGACCTTCTGGTGAGTTGTTTATGTGTTCTTTACCGAGATTCGTCACTAATGCATTATATATATCTGTTTTAAGCCCCACTCTTAAACCTCGCCTTCTCTTCTACCTTATCCATTACCTCTGTATAATTTTTATTAAAAGCTTCTTGTAAGTGTTCAGGTAAATTACTTGTCTTATCTTGTACTGATTCTACAGGTACAGTTTCTTGTTCTATTTTTTTCCAATCATCATTACTAGCAGTTTCTGCTAATATTTCATTCAACACAGAATTTCCTGCACTCGGAACTGGAACTTTAGGTAATTTTTTTGTCTCTTTAACTTGAGTCGTATTTGGGCTAGCACTAAGTAGATCAGTACTATTACTACTAACTATAACTTCATTCAACTTTTTCTCAAGTCGACTAAACTTATAATCCAGTTCTTCTCTTATTACTTCTCTTATTAACTTTTTAAATAATGATAACTTCATTTTTTACTCCGATATTCTTTTTTGATTGTTGTTAGATTCTATAAAATGATGTTGACTGAAAAATGATGGAACTGTTCCAGATATTCTGTCACCCTGTGGTATTGGATTTGATGAATCCTCTGTATTAACATTTGGTTTATGCACAGGTTCTAATGATGAAGGTTCAGCCGTAGGATCAGCAAACAATGGTGTAGGTAATGTTCCAAGGTTAAAAGAATTTACTATCCTGTTAATGTCATCTGATAACATTGTTGTATCTTGTGTGACTAAAGGAATAGGTACACCTTGTACTAATGCCCTTGCATCTCTTAATAACATAAATATATTCATCAATACTTTCCTCAGCTCTTCACCTAATACCATTGGTTGTTCTCTTCTTTTTGCCTCTCTTCCTAAATAAATATTGCCGGAATTAATAACTGAAAAACCTATTGTATTTAGATTAAAATTTTCACCAACTCCGATATTAATATCTTTATGTGCAGATACATTTAAATTACTTCTTCTAGCATCAAAGGTAATTCTATCTGAAAATAAAACTACTTGGTCATAATTTCTTTCATCACTTTTTGTTTCTGGTATTCTACCATAGGTATCATTTTCATCAACAATAAAACTTGGTTTCCAAGTTGGACTCTCTTTTTCTACATAATAACTTTCAAGTCGTTGATTGAATGATAATGAATTTAAATATCTTATATTTTGTTGAAGTGTTCCTATAGAAAACATTCCTAACATAGAACCAAATTTTATTTGTCTTGGGTTTGCATCATCTCTACCTTCTTTTTGTTTTAGTTCATGTTCATTATTTCTAATAACAATGTATGGTCGTGTATCCCTCGAACCTAAATTTATTACATTGTTATGTCTACCCTCTAATGTTACATCACTAATATATTGTTTCTGTGATATAATTGAATTAATATCCATTTTAAGTTTTGCGTATGGATTATCAAGAGAGGATGGAATCTTTACAAAAGGTTTTATATCAATAGCAGTATATGACTGTGGATACCCATCTGATTTTATACCAGCTTCTTTTTTTCTCGTATACTTTGCTGTATCAGATGATAGAGATGGTAGATTATGAGTATTTATAGGACCAAGAAAATAATTTCTTTCTTGAAGACTAATAAATAAAACAGTATCACCTGCAACCATAGAATCGGAAAAACCTCTTAATAGTGGTTGAGCAAATTTTAATACAGAACTCTCTTCTCTGTATCCTGTGTTATCATCCACATCATAAAAAGCTATACAATTATTTATACCACCATCAGGTGCGTTAGCTTTTAAATGTATAGTTTCTGGATCAAAACCTTGGTAGTCGTTAAAAACTCTTTTTACTTTACCTTTTTTAAATGTTTGACCAATTGATGTTAGGACATCATCAACTGATCCTTGTGGTGTCCATTTATTATTCATTTTTAAATTTATCTCTTATCTTACCAATATCAATCTCATCAGATTTTTTTTGTAGAGTAATAGCTGCATCTTCTAAAGAAGCCATCAGTTCTTCTTTTTCTTCGTCACTTAATAAACCAATATCACTATCATCAATGGTTTGGTGTTTGCTCATTATTCTCTGTATAACAGTAGCTAACTTCAGAAGATTATCATCGTTCTTAACTGCTACATCAAATAGTTCTTTTAAGACAGGACCAACAATTGCTATATCTTCTATCCCCTGAATGTAACCATGTACTTCTTGGATTAGAAGATCTATCTGAGTTTTCTTGAGTTTATTATTCTCGTATATCTCTCTGGATAAATCAGAAAAGTTCTTATCGTCAAATATGTTAAAATCTTTTTCCATAACATTCTAATAATAAATATAGAATGAAATAAAAGTTATAGAGATCCAGTGTTTATTAAATTGTCTATATGTCCTCTACTAAGAACTTCTTCTTGTATTTTGGGGTATATTTTACGAAATACATTAGAGACTTGAGTTATTTTCGATGTTTTAACATCTGTCATCTCTCTAATCATTATATATAAAGCTTTTTTATTGAAGTTATCAATGTTATCTTTGTTCTTACACAAATACAATATTGATTCGGCAACATCTTTATCTTGTTTCTTTGGGAACAACTCTTCTAAATGTTCTTCAAAATAATTAAGAGTCTTTTTGAATACATCAACAGATGGTGATTTATTTATAGTTTCATCATCTACACCGTGGTCATAAAGTGTGTCAATACTATCGTGTATTTTAAGTTTCTTATAATTAGCATTATTGTTTAATATTAAATAGTTTTTAGCAACCACACTAAAATAACTAAAAGCCTTACTACCTTTAGTCTCATCAAACTTATGCATGTTCAATACTAAATTAGATACTACTTCTTCTTGTAAATCTCTGAATCCATAAGTGAAATAACTAAACTTAAATGTGTTAATTATATTTTCAGCAAGTTTTAAAAATGCTGCATGTATTTCTTCTGTGTATATCTTATGTCTAAATTCCACATTTTCTGAATGGTTATATTTTACAATGGCATCATGAACTGGTGTGCCAAAATATATTTTACTTTTCTTCTTGCGTTTTTTCATCATCAACCTCGGTTTCGAATAACTCTCCTAAATCATTTCCAAGTTGTTTTATCTCGTCAAAGAAAAAACCAACTTCGTCATCGGACTCGAAAGTCCCTTTTTCATCTATTAGTTTAAGTTGATGTTTTATTTTGTCTACTGTATTATTAAAGTTTAATATTATTTGTTCGTATATATTAATTCGTCTTAACGCGTAATAAGTTATTACACCAAAAAAGGTGGCAAGTATGCCAAGTACTATGGTTATTATTGTATGTAACAATTAAGATTCTTCTATTCGATTCAGTTCTTCTTCTACTTTTTCAATGACTTCAGCAAGATATGTTAAATCCTTATCTTCTTCAATCATTAATAATAAATCTCTTATCTCTTCGAGAAATATTAAAAATTCACGCACTATGATTCTCCGACAATTGAATTTACTAACTCAAGGTCAAAGTCTTGTTCTTCTATTTCCTTCTCTACCATCTTACGCAAATCAGCATATTTGGTTAGTTTTTGTTCTAATACCAAATCATCTTCGAAGTTTGTACCTTCAACTATGTCAAGAACATCATTAACAAACTCATTTAAATCTAATAATCTTTTCTTAACAACAGCAGCAAATTCTTTATTTCGTGCTTGTTGTCTTTCTTTTATC